TTACCCATCGAGGCGGCTTAAGAGTTTTTGTTTGAACTCGCAGTGTTCACTATATAGCCAGCGTGCGCGGCCGTGGATGAGTTTACTTTTTGGCAGGGTTCCGTCTTTGATACGGTCATAGATGAAGGTCTTTCCGAAACCAGTATCTGCCATGATGAATTTCAGATCAACCAGTGAATCGGGCTGTAATTGGTGTTGCATGGGTTTCATCTCCGGTTTGGAAATCGAACCTGGAATCCAGGCAAAAAGAACCCGGCACTATTGGCCGGGCAAATGGGGGGATAGCGTGGCAGTGCATTCGCACCCAATAGCCGACTCAGTGAATCAGCTATCAGTTGCGTCATTCATTCGGATGGTTAGCGATGTCGTAAAACTGCCCGTAAGTGATTTTCTGGAAGGTTTCCGGTATCTCTACTTCTCCGTGCCGCTCTTCTTTATTGTTCGGGATAGCGAATACCAGGCAATCATCACGACATGGGTGCTTACCGCCATAGGTGGATAGCATCGCGAAACCGAAGCCACGACCAGACTGTCCTCCTATGCCAGTTCGCATAATGCCGTAGTGGTTAACGATGTAGTCTTTCCACTCAGGCAAAGATTTCAGCTTTTTGTTGGCCTCTTCCATTACCGCATCGAGCTCTTTGTTGAAAGCCCGCCCCTCTTTTGTATTCCCTTTCCCTCTCCCAAGCACTACTCGCTTACCATCAAACATCTCTTCACGCTTAATGGTCATAGGGCAGGGGAATTGATAACCCTTCTCCCACACAAAACCACTCAGCAAACCGCCTCCTCCACCCCATCCGGTGGAGGTTGTCCACGCAATAGCGCCAACCTTGCCAGCCGCTTCAGGCAAAATAGCGTTACGCTGCTCTCTGATTTCGTCATACCCTGCAATGAGCGACTTCACTTCATCGCCCTCAACCACGTAGTAATCATAAAATTTGCTTTGGTCTGACATAATCTCTCCTCATGCCGACCGCATAGCGCGGAGGCGTTTTAAGTGTTCTGCTGTTTCAAGTTCGGCGCGTATCTGTGCCGCCTCGTGTGGGTCGAGGTGTTCGAAATCGTTATTAAAGCGGTCGATTGAAGCAGTGTTGATCCGGCCCTGTCGCCAGTAGCGGACCACTTCTGATGTGGTGGAATGAATAATTACGGGCCAGTTATGTTGGTCAGCGTAAATTTGACCCCGTTGAATTAGCTGGAACATTGAGTGACTCCTGCAAAAGGAGGTAGACGATTGCCACAGCGCGAAGTGGGTTGCGATGGATAACACTAATTCCAGATTCGTGGGATGCCTGCCATACCGTCTTGCCTGATGGCGTAAGCCCGATCCGGTGTTTCTTCATTACCGGGAAAAGCTCTTCAGCACGACGCAGCGGGAAATAACCGGTATTCTGTACTGTGTTGAACCAGTTCCATGACAGATTAGCGCCGGTAGTTTCATGCGGGTGAATAGTGGCGCTGTATTTTGGCTTGAGGAAATATGCCAGCCTGACGCTAACCTCCCCATCACTCAGCTTGCTGTAATCCATTACATCCTCCCAATCTTCTTACGCAATTCCATATTGCTCTGGCACTCAACGCACATCGTGCATCCCGGATACGCTTTCCGGCGCGCATCAAGTAACTTGTCGCCGCACTCAACACAGTGCGTTGCTGATACTGCTGAGTGATTGAGTCTGTGAGCCTGAATAGCATGGTCGCGCATCATCTCTTCGAGAGCGCTGGCCTGATCGATTAGTTCGGCTGTCATAGTCCAACAGCCTTACCCAGCCTCTCGCTGAGTTGATAGATGTGGTCGCGTAATTCAGTGAGTGTCTGCGCTTCGGATTCCAGAATCTCTTTGTGCATCAGTTCACGTACCAGATGCTCAAACTTGCTGTAGTAACCAAGGCGAGAAAGCACTTCCTGACCGGCATTTTTACCTTCCTTGGAAATCTTTTTCTCGTTAAGAATCAGGTCATGCGCAGACCCGGTGACGACGTACTTATCGCCAAGTTCAATTCGTAATTTTTCGCTCATAATCAGTGCTCCATGAACTGTCGGTTAATTCGGTTGAAGGTGAACGCGAGAAAATAAAAAGGCCGCATTAGCGACCTTGTGATTCGTTTGGTTAGCGTCATTCATCCTCCGTGTTATGCTTATCCCATCCATTCCGCTCAATATTCACAGACAGCCTCTTATCTCCGACCTCTTCGATACTCCGACCGGTAATCTCTGCTACTTCTGCGTTGGTGTAGCGCATGAGAATCGCTAACTCTTCCGTTGACCATTCACGCATAGTTAATCCTCTGGAGCGGGACAGTGCGTTACGCTTGCTTCTGACTGAGTAAATGGAGCGACCGGTTGCCGTGGCTATCTCTTCCTCTGAGAACCGACCAAAGAGATGAAGCTCTGCGGCAGTCCATGGTCTGCCGGTCATCTTGCTGATGAGTGGTGCGCCGATACGTGATGCCTGGCGAGTGACTGCCGATTCGGAACGCTCGAGTTTTTCTGCGATAACATGAACCGGCATTGTTCTGCCAACTTCATGCAGGAACAGATTTTCCCACGGTTGCCAAAGTTCGCTCATCGCTACCTCCATTGCTCACCGAAAGTGAAGCCGATCTCCGCCAGCGCCTCGTCCATCTTCTCGATGAACTCCGGGACCATTTCGTTGAAATCTGTCATGTACTGCGGATCCCGATCAACGATGACGTGGTGAATGCCCTCTCGCTTCATGCGCGGGTCATAGTTTGCGAAATACCAGGCATCTTTACCTGTCACCCACATGCTGTACTGCACCTGGGCCATATACGCAGACTTGATGGCTTCGAAACCGCCAAGGCGGAATTTCATGAAGTCGCGGGAGGTGAAAGGGCATTTAAGCTCAAGGCCGAACCCGTTACTGCACAGGCCGTCAGGGGAGCACGCGGTGCGCATGCTCTCGTCACGGAACAGGATCGGAGACTCCGTGACTTTCACGTCGGTGGTGAACTCGAAGAGAGTGCGGGCGTCTTCCTCATACTGCTTCCCCCAGGCCAGCGCCTTGGCGTTAACCTCTGGCGCTACGCCGGTGCATACCTCGGCGAGCAGCGTGTGGAAGTAGGACATTTTCATGTCTGTCCATTTGCTGCCAGATCGAGGCTTGGAAATGACGTTGTGAGCGTCAGAGGCAGTAATAACTCCGAGCCTTAATTTGGCCCATGCTTCATCACCTTGCTCTACGGTGGACACATCTATGCCGGTCCGGGCCAGGATAATTTCTGGTGTCATGCTGCCGCCTTAGCCCTTTTCTGAAGGAAGCCAAACCCTTTCTGCGCCTCTTCTTCAGTGAGTTCTGACGCCTCAAGAATTTGCCGTTTGAAGATGTCGCTGCACAGTGGGAGGAAGTCTTTCTCCCAGTCTTTATCCAGGGCTGTTAAGAGATCAGTGATCGCCTGAAGCGTTTCTTCGCTTGCTCCTGGTGGAAGTGCTTCTGTGGTGTTGCGCGGCGTGACGTCACGGATATCAACGTCCAGTGATTTGCCTTCCATTTCTTCGGCGGTAGGCTGCTGTCCAATCTCAGGCCATGCCTTACGTAATGCCTGGGCTTCTGCGCATTTCGCCAACTGTCCGTATGGGCGCTTTTTCCACATCGCGTTCGGCGCCGTGGTGTCGCGGCCGCCGGTGGCGTAGTTTTCAATCCAGTATTCTTTGGCGCTGAACTCGACTATCTCGCCGCTGGGCATGCGCTTGTAGACGGTGTATTTGCACCACTGAGGGAAAGTAACCTCGACACCAGAAAGCGTCTGCGTCGTGTCTGGCCCGAACTCAGGTTCGCGGGCTCCGGCATAATCGCCAGAACGGTCTGCCTGAATGCGGTAAAGCCCGATGCCCGGCATGACGACGTCGCGCCATTCACTTTTACCTGTTCTCGAGTCTTTGACGCTCATCGGCACGAGGTGGACAGGCTTCAGCAACGGATCCAGTTGGCGGGCTCGGCAGTAATCGAGCGCCATCATTACCGATTCGTCTTTGGCGCCAGGATAGATACTGTTCTTCAGCGCGCTCCAGGTAGCGACGTCGATGCCTTTTTCCTGCAGCGCGCTCGCCGTGATTGTTAATTCGTTTGCCATCGTTAATCCCCTCAAAAATTAAAACGGGCAGCCGGTACGGTGTTCCCAGTCGTATTCCGCCTGGGCGTAAGCAACTGCCGAAATGAAATCGTTGTAGGCCTTGCCAGCGTCATCGCTGCGCAGTCCTTCATATGGGCTGGAGTCAATCGGGACCGTGAAGTGGAAGAGGCCGGACGGCTCTTTCGGCATCATGTCGATAATTTGCTGCGCCCGGTCGTCGATCCACTTATCTTTCTCGTCGGTGAGTTGCTGCTCAGCCCAGCGCCGATCTTCGATGCGGTCGTAAGTGAGGTATGCGTTCATGTTTGCCTCAATATTTGATGTGCGCGTCCTGCACTTTGCCGCCAGCGATCGCCAGCACTGCTTTCTGTGCGTATTCTTCTGGGATGCCCTGAGCAATTAGATCTGCGTAGACACGACGATTGACGGTGCGGCGGTGCTCTTTGTCTGCGGCTCGGCGCGCTTCTTCTTCAGCTTTGCGCTGCTCTTCGACCAAACGGGCGGCTTCTGCCTCTTCCTGGCGGCGGCGCTCGGCGGCAACGGCTTCTTCTTTTTCGCGGCGCGCACGCTCTTCGGTTTCCTTCTTCTCGCGTTCCGCACGCTGTTCCGCTTCAATGCGCTGGCGTTCCGCCAGTTCAGCACGGGCTTTCTCTTCGGCTTCACGGCGCGCTGCGGCTTCAATCTCCGCTTTGTGCTTCGCTTCGGCATCTCGCCGGGCCTGTTCTGCCGCTTCACGTTTAATCCGCTCATCTCGTTCACGTTGAGCCTGTTCCGCCTGGCGGCGCTGCTCTTCGCGGTCACGGTCAAACTTGTCATTCATCAGCAGACCCATTTCGTGGTCTGCTTCGATCTGCGCGGCACGCTGGCGGTCTAACTCTTCGTTCATCACCAGCGCTTCGGCGTGCAGCGCGTTCATGGCTTCTTCTGCCTTAATGCGTTCCTGCTCGGCTTCCCATTCGGTGAGTGGGCGGCGCACCTCATCTTTCAGTGCATCGAGGCGCTCACGCACAATGCGGCGGCTTTCGTCGATCTGCTTCGGCAGGGCTTTAAGCTCAGCAACCAGATCCTTTCCCGCGTTGTCGATGTAGGTTTTTGACCGTGCCACCTTATGCGCCATGGATGCGATAGCGTCGCGGCCTTTACGGGTCGATACATCCGGTACCAGGCTGCGAGCTTCTTTCTCGATTTTTTCAATGATGGGATCGAGCTGCTCGTTATTGGTGAATACAGCCATTGCGCTCGATTTTTCGATAACGACTAAATCCGTTACTTCACTCATGGTCTCTCCTGAAATTTGGTTGTGCGCTTCCCGTCTGCGATAGCCTGACGAGTAGGGGGAATGGGGTGGGGTTACTTTCCTATGGCGGATTTGGCTAGCTAATTGCTTCGTTAAGCATTTTCTCTATGGCCTGCTTGCCATCATTTATTTGAGCAACCTGCTTATCGAAATTCTCTTGGTAATGGGCGAGATTCTTTTCAGATGCAGAGAAGAGTCGGTCTTTGATTTTCTGTAATTCATCCCTGTTAAAAACAATACCCATCTTGCAGCACTTTTTGACATCATCAATGCTCAAGCCGTTTCCATTAAGCCTGTCCAGAGCAATGCGTTTAACACACTGCCTGGCTTCTTCAATGGTCTTATAGAACTCAACCGTATCGCTACCACCACTGCCATCTGGATAACGATTCACTCGTAAAGCGATATCTCCGTTAGTGCTTCCTAAAAGAGATAAGCACTTGATGCCTTCAAAGTTTTTACGTCCGTAATAGTTGTCAATTGAGGACATGAAATCTTCAAATCTTTCTATAGAAGGGACGCTGTAATCTCGACGAATGGCAAATTTAACCTGCCCGGTCATTACATCTGCAAAATGTTCCAAGTCAGTCTCATTGATATGATCAGAGAACGCCTTGACCTGCTTAACCATCTCTTTCCAGAAACTTAAAGTATTCTGGAGGTTGCTAATTTCATTGTTTATTCTTTCAATTTTCAACTTAGCATCAGCCAGGGCTTTCTCTTGCTTTACTTTTTCACGAGAGGACCATGTTTCAACTGGCTGGTCATGCAGGCTCTTCACTACAAAACGCTCGCCACCAGGGATTTCGTCTCCCTGTTGCGTGACAAACACTTCCTGAACAATCGTTTCCTGATTGTTCAATGCACCAACAACAACGACCTTGCGCCCATCTGATAAAAATTTAGTTTCCATGATTTTTCCTTAATGACTTAATCCGCCACCAACACCATTGAGATAAACCTCAACCAGAAGGTCACGAGTAAATGTGCGTTCGATACCGCGATGGAGGTACAGCTTCCCGCGCTTATGTGCTGATGCTGTCCATGTCGCATCTTTGTGCTTAACCAGCATTCCTGGCTGAACAGCACCGCGGTTAACTTCCTGCGTTCCGTAATGATGTAGGCTCATGATTTACCCTCCACCTGCTGCAATAACCAGGCTAAATTCATCTGCCAGCGGTTCATTGTGATTTTCTCGCGAGGTTTATCGACTGATGAGAGTTGCCACTCGTTGTCGTTGAGTTTTGATGCGTGGTACTGCTTGCCGTTGTGGGTGACTTGCATAATCATCTCCGCGCTTAAGCCGCGCCGCTGAACGTTAAAAGACCTCTGCGCTAACAGGCGGTGGATAGCCGCCGGTTGTCATAAATGGGCTGACTCGAAAATCTGCCTATGTATGGCCGATAAAAAACCCGCCGGAGCGGGTTAGTCGTTTGTCACTATGTAGCCAGATTTTTCAAGCCAATCAATAACATCTGACTCTCCAATTGCCTCCAATAAATCAGACGCTGAGTATTCAGTAACGATTTCTTCAGCCTTAATTGCGTCGGCAATTTCAATATAATCGACATCAATTTCCATGTGTCGATTCCAGCCATCGCCATTTGGCTGTATTGAATTGATTTGCTTAACTCTAAACGTTGCACTAACTGCCATCGCCTTACCCTCTGTTTGTATCGTGAGCTAATAAAAAGGCCGCCTAAGCGACCAGTCCATCAATTACCTTTTCAACAACTCCAACCGCATCAATCAACTTCACAAGCCTCTCGTGCATCTCGTTTCTTTTCGATTTGAGTGCTTCAATTAGAAACTCCTGATCGGCGGCGCCTCTCAATTGGGTATGGTTAGCTGCAACAACAATCAAGTTAAATCCATGCAGCCCATGCGCTCCCAATAAGTTGTCTATGTCTCTTATGTTTGATTCCAAGTTTTCAATTTCTTGGAGTAATTTTTTAATATCCATTGCCTCACCTCATAAGTTAATTAACGCGCCGTAACCTGAATTATTGAGCGCTCAATTCTTTAAGTTTCTGTATTGCTTTATTCATTTCATCCATGCAGTCGATAAATTCATCTAGTTTGCGTTGCATTTTTCCGGCTGCTTGGCATATTTCCAATTTCACCGGCTGAAGTTTTTTGTTAAAGAAATCAGTTTCATTGCGCTTTTTCTCAGCTTCTTCAGCGGCCCTTAATAATTCTTCTGCTTGTTTGCGAAGTGATTCTGGAGAAATGCTAATAGCTTCACTGGTCATTACTGACTCCTTTAATTCCTGATTGGCGTTAAAAATTGGCTCAGCGTGATTGCTGTGATTTTCTTCTGGCCGGGAAAGCGTTGATTTTTTAGTGCAATCCTTGCAATAAGACTGCAACCCATCAAACTTACTGTTATTAACGTAAAACTCACTTAATGCCTTGATTCTATGACATTTTGAGCACGTTTTGTGGTTGGCCTTTTTTATTATTTCTATACCCTCGAAGCTTTTTGGGTAACCATATTTTTTATGCTTTAAGAGAGTGGTTGCATAAGCATTGCTTTCTCTTTTTATCTTTATTACAAAGACACTTTCTCTGGCTTCCAGAAAGTCAATTAGCTTTTTCCTCTCCGCCTTGGATAGCTCTCTAAAACAGTCAATCTTTCTGGTGATATCGGCTACGATTATTCCTTCAGGCATTTTTTCTACCAGGCTCTTAACTTCTGATAGTGGACTCCATAATTTATTGGGCAGTGCTGATGGCGTCATATTTACCTCGCGGTGACAGTTCCTTTAGTTTTGCGATAACCAGCTGCATAAATCGCCACATGCGGCAGGCACATCCCGCTATCCAGTAGCTTATTTCCGAACTCGTTGCTGTAGACGATCGCTGCACGCTCAAGCTGGCGCTTGTATTCCTGGCGCTGCCACACTGCATCCTGTGCAACAAACTTAATCGGGGTCGCATCTTCAATGCTTGCTGGCGTGTGGTGCTGGCCTTTAGCCTGAACCTGAGCGCGACTAAGGGTAGGGCGATGCATGTTCTCGGCGCTTACGGCAACTGCGCTCTGCACTGCTGCGCGACGCTCACGGCGACGACCTGCTGCTGACCCATTGAATGCTGTTCTGCGTGTCATGGTGACCTCCTGATGAACTTTGGTGATGTGGTCGGTAACCAGCCGCACAAGTCAGGGCTTCTTCACGTTTACCCGTTCTCGCTTGCCACATCCCAAAGTTCACTTTGGTTATCAGGCTTTTCAGCCTCGTAGATTCATCACTGAATCGTTGTAGGTTCACCGTCCTGGTGATGTTGCGTCCTGTTGATGGGTATAATAATCACCGCAAGTGGTATTTAAGTCAACACCGCAAGAGATAAAATATCACCGCTAATGGTTAAGTTCTTGTTGTTTGAGTATATTTATTTTTTCACTGGCGGTGTTATGCTCACAAAAACACCAAAGAGGGCATGGTTATGGGCTTGGGAATGGATATGGAACGTGATGAGTTACTAGAAGACCGCGCAGCTTTCATCGCTGGCGAGATTGGTGGTGCGGTTGTTGAGTTGATTATCGGCGGGGTGGTAATTAGTCATGATTCGATTGTGGATAGCCTGGAGGCCAAGAGGAGGGCGGTGGGTAATGTGATTCACAAGGGATTGCTGAGGGATGCTGCGGAGTTCGTGAGGAAAGGACAGTAATTTATGGGGATTCAAATTATGGGTAAATAGACCACGACAATATCGCGTTACTATATAAATCAATAAGTTATATAATATTATAGGAGGTTATCTGTGGAGATCGGCATCCAATAAAAACCCGGCTAGGTGGCGCCGGGTTTTATGACATTTAGATTAATGTGCGTGCCTGAACTTATGTTTCAAAGCAAGGATTTTCATAGCAATTCCAGTTACGAGCAAAGTATGGTTTGGAATCTTTGATGCCTTATTGAGCATGGTTCCTATAACCAAAGATATCGCAAGTGTGATCCCAACCGACGAGAGAACAAAGACTGAAATAATTGGGTTTCTCGCCATGTACATTTGCATCAATACACTGAAGAAATCATCAAACTCTTTACTATTCTCTGTCTTTAGTTGCTCTGGATTAAACTTATTGGATGCCAAGGCAAAGATAATGAAAAACGGGGTTACCATGGCAAACAAAGGCAACGCGAACCAACTTCTAAACAGTCGATAGTTGAGATACATTTTTGTTTTCTCTTTTTCTGGTATGTTCTCGTCATCAAGAAAACCTTCCAACATTTCAACTGCCCGCTGCTGATGCTTTAAAGCACTTTTTCGACATAGGATCCAGTAGGCTAAAACTCCAATACAGATAGCTACTGCATATAGCCAGTTTGTCATTTTTTGCCCTCCTTTTTTCTTTTCCGTTTGTCGTTCGAATCTTTCGCTCTTCGATCTAACTCATTTTCACTTGATCTGAGTTTACCCCAAGTATAGATGAAGTAAATAGCGATAGTAGGTAAAGACAATATCATCACACACCCTAAAATCGGGTGTCTGTCATCAATTCTCTCCCAAAAATTACCGAAGGAATCAATGGATTTAGAGATAATATCATCACCAATTTCGAACTTAAAAATAGAAAATCCCATTGAAAACCTTCAAAAACAGTTTGTTATTGTTTTTTCCATTAGATGTCTTGAGGACTCACCCAAACGTCTCATCAGGCCACTGTGACGCAACAACCTTACCAACAACCCGGCAGTGCTCATTGCATGGCATCATAGGGAACTGAGGGTTCAATGGCTGGAGAAATATCTGCCCGCTGTCCTTGATCAGTTTCTTGAACGTGAATTCATCACCACCTAATCTGGCGATACAGAAATCACCAGGGTCAACCGGTTCCTCTGGATCAACAAGAATCAGCATTCCTTCAGGGAAGCTAGGCTTTGAACCAGCTGGAGCCGTCATTGAGTGACCATCAACCTCAAGCCAGAATGCACTGTCGCTGGCTTTCTTCGTTGTGCTTACCCATCTCTCGGCGTCACGTTCAGTGAAAGTACGAAACTCAGGTGAGAACATACCTGCCTGGACGTGCGAGAACACTGGGTAGTCATAATCATTACTTACAACCAATTCAGTGGATACGGACTTGTACATCTCTTCTATTTCTCTTGCGAGAGAAGGGCTGAACTCACCTACATTCACCTGTAAAACTCTAGCAAGCGCTGCTGCGTTACTGGCATTCAGCGCATTGACACCATTAAGAAGTGCGGCAATAGCCGACTGCCCGACACTCAATGCATCGGCAATGGATTCCTGTGAGAGCTTCAGTGCAGACTTTTTACTCTCATAAATCGCCTTCAGACGTTTAGCATCTTCAAGCTGATCTGTTGTTAATGGTTTCTTTTTTATGCTCATAGTAGAAATTTAACACCGTAGGGGATAATTTACTAACACCGCATGTGTTGACATAATTACCTCCTGCGGTGATAATCAATTCATGCACTAAGGAGGTCGTATGGATCAGCGCATAAAACTTAATGAATACGCACAACGATTCGGTCAAACCAAAGCTGCTCAAGACCTTGGGGTTTATTCAACAAGCTATTCAGCGAGCTTAGAGCAGCGTTCCCGGCAAGCATGGCTAACTTTCGCAGCCAGGAGGATGTGAACGAGTTCCGCCGCCAGTGGTTGCTGGCATTTCAGGAGAACGGAATCCACTCACTGGAGCAGGTTGATGCCGGTATGCGCGTAGCACGTCGTCAGGAGCGACCCTTCCTGCCATCGCCAGGTCAGTTCGTTGCATGGTGCAAACAGAGCGGTGGGGTACTGAATATCACGGTGGAAAATGTGATCGCCGAATACTGGGACTGGCGCAACCGATCTTTCGAGTTCACATCCAGTGAGCAATTCCCATGGTCTCAGCCGGTCATGTATCACGTCTGCGTAGAGCTTCGCCACCGCAGCACCGAACGCCAGTTAACGCATAGCGAGCTTGGACGTGAAGCCAGTGACTTGCTGGACATGTGGGAAAGGCGAGTTATCGATGGCAAGCCGATCCCCCCTGTTCGTAGAGCTATTGCGGCGCCATCTGCAGATCTCGGCCCAACTCCAGCTCAGCTTCTGCTGGCTAAATACAAGCGCAACAAAGCTAACGGGGCGGTGTGAGATGGATAGCGTAAAGCAACGCATTCTTGATTACGTATCAGCTAACCAGCCAGCCAAGGTTGATCTGATTTACAAAGAGCTTGGCATCTGCCGTAACCGGTACTACGAAGAGGCCAAGCAACTCCGGTTCATGGGCAAGCTGCGCAGCGTACCGGGGATCGGTGTATTCCCCGGCGAAGATGCTTATCAGCACTGGCTGAAAAGTGGTGGCTACGAAGAAATCAGACGACGTGCTGTCGATGCAAATCTGAGTAGCCAGGAAGCGAAGGGGATGAAAATGCCGCGTAACAGCGACGACCCAAAGATGTTCGCACCATACGACCCGGCAAAGAATGGAGTCGTGGCTGAATTCATGCAGAGTGATGCGAGAAAGCGGCTGATGATGGTTTATGGGAGGCGAGTATGACCTGCATTCGAATACCTAACGGAATTATCTTCACGTATCCAACCTACCGTTTGCGACTTGAGGACGGAACCTGCGTTTTCATGTCATGGCATGACTACTGCGGACCAGAGTTTTATCGAGACAAAAATGAACGTCGCTGGATTGATGAATGGTGGGAAAACCCACTCATTGTAAAGGCGCTAGATTGGTTTACCGGCAGAGGAAATCGCGCATGAATGAAGCCTACATAGCAGAGCTATCTGCAAGCGTGGCCGTGATAGTCGGCCTTTTTTATGCAATACGCAAAAACATCGATTAACAGGCTCGCATCGCGGGCCTTTTTTATGAGGGTAGAATTATGACCGTATACGAAATGGAAGGTTTTCTCCGTGGCAAATGTCTGCCCGGAGACATGAAAGTCAACGAGAGTAATGCGCAGTATCTGGTGCGTAAATTTAGTGAATTCGAATCAAATCTATCCGAGTCCAAACGCGAGTTCCGGGCAGCAGACGCGACTATTCACAATCTGGAACTGAAGCTCACAGACATTGCAGTACAGCTCGCTAACGCCGAGAGCAAGTGCAGGGAGCTGGCGGCGGCAGAGAACAACCTCATTGATAGCGAATGTCATGTTGCTGAACTGGAGGACGCGCTACGTGATAAACAGGCATTAATTGAAGCTGCAGAGAAGCGCATAGCAGAGCATAACTTTGAAAATCGGTTACTGGCTAATGCTGATCGCGATATCAAAGCATTGCGACAGCGCATAGCAGAACTGGAGGCGGGGACGGTGGCAGTAAAGCAATTCGGTGACTTCCAGATTGTCCACTATGGCGGTTCTGAGGATTACGCGAAAGGTTATATCGACTGCCAGAACAACTACAACAAGGCGCTTGCCGCCGCTGGCATTGGCGTGAAGGGGTAGTGAGATGACAAAAATATTCAGGAAGAATTACCCACGTCAAAGTCGGGTTAAAGAGGCTCTATTTTTCCTTCTATTTCTTATTTTAATGATTCCGATATCACCGATAGTCCTCATCTGGTTAGCAGGAGAACAGGCAGAAAAAATAGCTGAGTGGTATAGCTCCATCGTATGGGGGCCATTTAACAAACTGCACAACAAATTAAATCCGTACAGTGAGGACTAACCCATGACAACTAACAACCACCCGGCGCACGGTCCTGTATCACTCGATCGCTTGCACCAGATACGCGAAATACTCAGCAAAGCAGCAGCACAAAGCGACGGCGGTAATCTCGGCTACGCAATGGCTGATGCTGTGAAGGCTATCGATTGGGTTCTGGAGTCGATAGCCAGTGAACAGGTCCGCTGTGAACATGCAGCATGGTCACAGGCTACTTTCGGCGGTGTCGGTCCAGTTGGTCCGCTGAAGCACCTTTCCAAAGAAGCTCTCGAGGCTGCTGCTGAACCCGGCGACCTTAGCGAATGGGCTGACATGCAGTTCCTGTTATGGGATGCACAGCGTCGTGCCGGTATCAGTGACGAGCAGATTACCCAGGCGATGGTAGAAAAACTGGCGGTGAACAAACAGCGCGAATGGCCTGAGCCGAAAGATGGTGAGCCGCGTCTGCACATCAAAGAGCAACCAGCGCCGGTAGTACCGGAATATCCCGAAACATTGCCATGCCCCGTATTACTGGAGCCGGGAATGCGCTTCGGGAAAGGTGTTAAAACCAGACTAGTACTGGAGGCTATTCAACGCAGGGCTGAGCATTACGCTGAACTGGAAGCTATGACGCCGGAACAGCGAGCCGAACATGATGCAGGTATCGAAGCAATTAAAGCGATGTTGCCGAAGCCAGCCCAGCCGGATATTGAAATGCTGGCCTCTGCACTGACTAACGCTCCGTTAGCACCGTCAGATAGCCAGGGCAGGCAGAGAGCGCCGGTAGTGCCGAACTCAGAAAATTGGCTTATGCCATGCCCGTTTTGTGGAGGCAAAGCGCATCAACTCACCATTGAGCAAGATGACGATCCGCACTTTGGTGGTGATGTTATTACCTGTACTGAGTGCTGGGCTTCATCACATGTTGAATTTGGGTTCAAAGAAAATTTGAAATCAGCATGGAATAGCCGCACCGCCATGCTTCAGGCTGGCAACTCTCCGGTGATTCAGGATGGTTGGCAGTTGGTTCCAAAAGAGCCAACGGAGGCTATGAATAAAGCAGGATGGGCAGCAATGAACGAACATGATGCAATTAACCCTACGTATAGAGCCATGCTCGCAGCAGCACCGCAGCAGGAGGTGAAATCAGCGCTTGAACATGGGATGCGGCGTTACGCTGGAGCTATGCAAAAACTGTCAGAAGGTGATGACTAACGCAACGTCAAGCAACATTACCCACTCTCAAAATTAATGTTATAATTATGTCGCAGTCGGATTGAGCACCCGGCTGTGACCTCTGCATCTGATTGGGAAATTAGATGCGAAACACAAAGAGTACCTCATACCACCTGTCACAGATGCAGCAATGCACCTGCGATTTTCTGCATTCTGCGTTACCTCTCGGAGGTGGCGTATGAAACAGCCTGTTTTCTACCTCCGCGACGAACGCGTTCGCGATAACCTCATCGACTACATCAGGAAGCTGCCCGTTAACGACGCTCTGCCGCTCGTGGTGAAGTTTTCTGAGGCTGACCGCACTCTCGCCCAAAACGACCTCTTCCACGCTCTCTGTGGCGATACAGCGAAGCAATTGCAATGGGCTGGCAAGTCGCGCGACCTCGCTTCATGGAAAGTCCTGTATGTCTCAGGCCATGCCATTGCCACCGGTAAGCCTGGTGAAGTGGTGCCGGGTCTGGAAGGGGAGTTCTGCGCCATCCGGGAAAGCACTGCGAAGATGGGCATCCGTCGCATGACCAGTCTCATCGAATACAGCCAGGCATTTGCTGTGCAAAACGGCGTGCAACTCCGTGAAGTTCGCTACTCAGGTGATTACTTCGGGAGGGTTGCGTAATGGCTAGCCCTCTCGCTCGCATCATCACCAACGAAATCTACCGGGTCCGGACACGCACTAAGCGCAAGCCTGAACTCAAGCCATCCGAAATCCCATCACTGCTCGGCTACACCGCACGACTGACCCAGGTGAAATGGGATCGCCTGAAAGCGCGGAGGTCACATGGCTAATTTATGCAAAGCGGCACGCGGCCGCGAATGTCAGGTGCGGATCCCCGGCGTATGCAACGGCAATCCTGAAACCTCAGTACTGGCTCACATACGTCTTGCTGGTCTATGCGGGACCGGAATCAAGCCGCCTGACCTGATCGCCACCATCGCATGCAGCAGTTGCCACGACGAGATTGATCGCCGCACCCGTCTGGTCGATGCGGAATTTGCAAAGGAGTGCGCGCTGGAAGGCATGGCTCGCACGCAGGTCATCTGGCTTAAAGAGGGGCTCGTGAAGATATGAATATTTACGATATCACGCCTGTAAGCAAACCCCGCATGACTCAACGTGACCGGTGGGTAAAACGTCCGGCAACAGCGGCATATTGGGCTTTCAAAGCCGAAGTACGCCTGCTCGGGATCTGTCTGCCTGAATCCGGCTATCACGTCACCTTCATCATCCCCATGCCAAAAAGCTGGAGCCAGAAGAAGCGCGCGCAACTGAACGGCCAGGCTCATCAGCAGAAACCGGATAAGGACAACCTGGAAAAGGCGCTGCTTGATGCCATTTTCGACGACGACAGCCGCGTCTGGGATGGACGGGTGACAAAACTTTGGGGAGAGAAGGGGCAGATCATCATCGGGGAGTGCGCGCCGTGACCAGAGATGAGATAACCCGATATCAGGCCGAAAGCGTGAAGCGCGCCAACCTGCCGCCAGTAGCAAAGCACAGCCAGACCAAAACCAATCAGCCACAGAAGGAAGCCGCATGAACAGTCAGCAACTGGAATACGTACGTCAGCAGCTCATTGTGGCGACCGCAGATCTGAGCGGGGCGACGAAAGGGCAGCTGGTAGCTTTCGCCGAGAACGCGCAATTCACCGCTACGGCGCGCAGCCGGGGCCGGAAGAAAGTCACTGACCCGGTCACTGGTCGGAAAGTTAACCCTGACGGCCCGGCGATGAGCGGAAGTCAGTCCCGCGCCAAAGGCTCATCCATCGCGCTGGTTGGGCCGGTGGAGTTCGTGACCGCATCCTGGCGCCGCGCCGTGCTGTCGCTTGAAGACCACCAGAAAGCGTGGCTGCTGTGGAACTACAGCGAGAATATCCGCTTCGAGTATACGACGCTGAGTGATGAGACGTACCGCATCATTCTGAAAGCGAAAATCGCTATCAACAACTGGGACGGCCGGAACGATTCTCTGCCTCCCATCCTTGACGCTGCTACCGCAGGCTCAGGCCTGAGGATGCAGATCGTCGACAACCAGGACATGACGATTTCGGTCTGGGTTTTCCCTGAAACTGATATTTCTGATGTGTCTCTCGAACTGATCGCCGCTATCAAACAGGGCTATCTCACCGTTAAATCAGCTGGCGTATGGGCCGGTGATGTTGAAACGCCTTCGGTAGAAACACCGTCAGAAGGCTCTAAATTCTTTGGGTTTGATATGGATAACGAATACATCGGCGGGTTCGATGTTGGAGCATGGGGGACAATACTCTAATGGCAATAAACAACTTTAAACCTTTCGCGCTTGATCCGAACGCTAACGTCACCTCACAAGCTGACTGGGAAGCACTTCCGGCTCTGCTTTCAGGGTTTACGGCAGGTAAAGCATCCAGCGCACAGGTCAACAAAGCTATTCGGCAAGCCAGCTTTATCGCGGCAGCGTTGGCGCAGTACACCGCCAACAAAAGCGGGCTGGATGTGCTTGATGATGGAGACCTGAACGGGTTTATATCCAAAATGGGGACCGCTTTCGGGAAAGATTTCCAGGCGCTTGATGCCACGCTGTCGGCATTAGCTGGGCTCGCAACAGGTGCAAATAAACTCCCATATTTCACTGGAAATGATACAGCAGCGCAGACTGATTTAACTTCTGTTGGCCGTGACATTATTGGGAAAAATACTATTGCTGACATTCTCACATACCTTGGTTTGGGAGAGGCGGCTAAACAAGGGGTGGCAACGGCATCCCAGATGCAGGCGGGAACGGCAACAGATTTGCTGCCATCGGTTTCAGCTGTAATGAGTTTGTTTAGCAAGCGTTCGTTCGCTATTAACGATTACATTCGAATTCCTGATGTTCCTGGAGGTTGGATCGTACAGTGGGGTTTTTACACTCCTACTGGCGGTACGCAGACAATTAATCTACCCGTCGCATTTCCTAATATGAATTTAGGTACCATCGCAGAGGTTGTAGGCAGTTCAACAACTTACGGCTTTACGACAACTGAACCTAATGGTCTGGGCGCTTTCAATCTTCACACTCGAAACTCGACAGGTAGCGTTGTCGCAGCTCCGTGCTTCTGTATTTCTATAGGTAATTAAAAATGTATTTCAGCAAAACCAGAAACGGGTTTATCCCGCAAGAATGGATCGATGACGGCACCTACGAAAAAATCCCCGCCGACGCGATCGAATTAACCGATGTGGAAATTGCAACTTTCTACAAAATCACCCCGCCTGCGGGAAAAGAGCTGAGTATTTTGGCTGGTAGGCTTGCATGGGTTGAGCTGGCAAAGGAAGAACTGACAGCAATGATGGAGTCACAAAGACAACTGCTAATCAACAATGCCAATGCATTGATGAATGGCAAGCAGTGGCCTGGCAAGGCGGCTATCGGGCGGCTTAAGGGGGACGAACTGACGCAGTACAATGAGTGGCTGGATTATCTTGATGCGCTGGAGGCGGTTGATACCTCCAGCAATGGTGATGTTAACTGGCCTGCTTCTCCTGAGCTGTAGGCCAACCTGGTGTTATTCGAGAGCGCTTTCTGGCTCTTCGACTAAAGGCGCGTCAATCCACGAAGGCATACCATCAGGCCCTACAGCGCGAATTTTTCTCTCTGGCTACGGGCCTGTAAACTCCCTGAATAAAGCCTCTCCGACTTTTACCCCGTCCTTCGGCCACGATCCAGATGCAACGTATGAAGCCCTCAGGGCTAGCGGGTAAAACATATTTTCGGTAGGGCTAAAAATGTATTCGTTCATCTATTAATACCCCTTAGCTTCCCAGTACATGGTTCTTCCACCCGAAAGCGAACTATATGTGTCAACAACCAGGTCAAACCCTGTGGTTGTCGGGTTTAAAAAATATGCTGACAGCAGGTCTGGGGATATAACTGCTGATGTTATGACTGGTGTAACCCCAATGCACGCAACAGGGAATGGGATTGGCAGATTTACATGGACTGTTGTGCCTGTACCCGCCGGAGTGGTTGCGTAACCATATTGCACAATCACCCCGCTCGGCTGTTTGTACCATCCTGATATGGGCGTAAGGGAGGATGCGAAAGCGGACATGTCAGGCAGATGTCCCACACCCGTTCCGACAGCTCGTTTAGCCGCCTCTCCCAAACCAACCTTTGATGGAATGGGCGCGTGCAGTCATATTGGTTGTATTAGCTCTGCCCCATGTTTTTTCACATTCCCGACGGCATGCGTCACGGTGTGCCATATAAATTTATCAGCCGATAGAATTTGCTTGAGAGACAAAAACGGGACACACAAAGCTTTGCATCGGTTTGCAAGGCTTTGCGCTGCTCTACTACAACACCTTCTCATCAATCCAGTCTGCCCACCACTTCATCATCTCCCGGCGCTTATCCATGTACTGAGCGTGATTGTATATCCCACGTATAGAACCGCTGTTAGCATGCGCCAGTTGCTTCTCAATGGCGTCAGCTGGCCACTCATGCTCGTTCATTATTGTGCTGAACTGGTGCCGGAATCCATGACCGCTTGCCAGTCCTTCATACCCTATCTGGCGAATAACCAGCAGTACGGCATTTTCACTGATCGGCTTTGTTTTATCATTGCGTCCGGCGAACACAAATCTTGATATGGGGTGCGTTACGGGCTTCAATGTTTCAAGCAGAGAGGCAACCTGATCTGACATTGGGACAAGGTGAGGGCGTCGCCCCTTCATCACCTCTTCGGCGATCGTAATCGTCCTGGTTTCGAAATCGACGTTCGACCATTGCATAGACCTGAGTTCTTTAGTCCTGAGCACGGTGTACTGCAATACCTGCGTCGCAATCTTCGATACGATGCTGCCAGAGAATCCAGCCAGCGCCTTATTGAATTCCGGTATCTGGTCTGCAGGAAGGAAGGGGTAGTTCTTTTTCCGGTATCCCTTCATGGCATCAGCAAGGTCAGGAGCCGGGTTATATTTCGCTCTCCCGGTAACTATCGCGTACCTGAATACTTCCCCGCACCTCCTCCGCGCCTTATTGGCCCGCTCCATTGCTCCACGGTCTTCGAACCTGCGGATTACTTCCAGTATCTGCATTGGTTCTATCTCGTTAATCTCCATCCCGCCAATCAACGGCAGAATGTCATCCTGGAACATGCGTGACAGTTCGGTGCTGTATACCTCTGACCATACCTGTTTTTTGTGCTCATACCATTCCTGGTATATAGAGCCGAACGAGTTGTCTTTGACTGATAGCTTTTTAGCCTTTACCGGATCTACACCGACAGACACATCCTTTTTGGCAAGCCACGCTTTGTCTCTGGCTTCCTGCAATGACATGAGTGGATATTTGCCTACCGTCATCACCTTCTCTTTACCATCTAGCTTGTAACGCAATTGCCAGACTTTCTTTCCGGTAACCGGCACATAAAGGTACAGCCCGTTGCTGTCGAGCAGCCGGTACGGTTTATCTTTCGGCTTTGCCGCGTCGATCTGCTTGATGGTGAGCAT